AGGTTTTTTTCCAAGCCAGACTTTACGTCCATAGATATAGGCTTGGGTATTTTGATTTTTCTTAAAGTGTTCGTCCGTAGGGTCAGCAGACCACATACGGAAGTAAGGTTCTTTTGCCGCATAAGTGCGGTGTGGAGCTTTTGGAATTGCTTGAGATTTTCTAGTAGTAATCACTTTTTTTTTAGTATTTCGCCACCTTGACTTTTAACAAAGTCAATAATGGCGTTAGTCATAGGGTACATAGCAGCATCACCATATTCATTACCTTGTTTTATCCAATTAATAAAGGCTTCGCCAAATTTCGTGGCTTCAGCCTTAAAAGGTTGCTGCTTGGGTTTAAGATTTAAAGTTTCTTGATTAGTTTTTGCAGTTTGAGCATATATATTTTCTAAATTTGCTGCATTAAGTGCAGAGTTCATTGCCACTTGCGCTTTGTTCATAACAGGTGCCATTGCACCAGCAGGTGAGCTGGCCTCTTTAGAGCCAGCAAGTATAGGATTAATTCCTGCTTTTTGTAAGTCAGCCATACGTCGTTGTACAGCGGTATTGGACATATCCCTTTGGAAGTCCATTTGTTTTTGTGCTTGTTGAGCGGAAGCTACATTAGTTTCTTTAGTACCTTTGTAACCAAAGAGTCCGCCAATAGCAGAGCCAAGCCACGTCATCAGAAGTGTGTTCCGCCGGGTACGGACGTGACGGGCATGGGACGCGTGCAGCGTAATTTAAAGATTGAGTCAAAGATGAATTGTGGTTCGGTTGCTACCGCAAGTGTTCTTTGTACGTTTGCTTTACCTTGTTGTATCCAAGATTGTCCAAGGACAGGAAGAGCAGAGTAATCTTGTGCATAGTGCCAAGTTTCTAAAGATGTAGTAGCGTTAGAGCGGAATCGTCCAGTTACGAGAGATGGTTTATATCGGTATTCGCCGTAGCGTTCTTGATAGCCGAATACATCATCATCTGCGGACGTTCCGTCAGCATAGATTTCTTTATTTAGTACGGCTTGTTCGCCGATAGTAGATAGAGTAGGCCAGTAGTAATCATAGATTGTTGCACGTGAGAACTGACGGTTAAGACCTTGTTGGTATGTGAGTGCGGTACGTACAGATACGAGACCGATTAGTATGCAGTGTTCGGTTGCTGAGTATGTAAAAGAGTGGCCTGAAAGTACAGATGTACCGATAGCAGATAAGTTACCTTGTGGTGTTGTTGCATCAGTTGAAGATGTTTGAGCTACTGGCGAGATGTTTACGGGTGAGCTACCGCCACCAAGATATTGAGATCTTTGGAGTCTAGCATCAGGACTTGTTACATTGAAGTGTCCTTTTATTACCTCGATATAGCGAGAGCCTGAGCGAGCTTGACGCTCTAAGAATTTTTGTGTTGCGAATGCAAGTCTTAGTTGGTTTATTGTAACAGCTGTTGCAGCGGATAAGTCAGCATATAGTGGAGACAGATCATAAGCGCCAGCATCAGTACGAGCATTAAGATAGACATTACCGTCGAAAGTATTTATAGGTCTTGAAGCAGATTGAGTAGTATCGTAGACAGACATTACTTCAGATGAAGATGTATCACCGTCCCAGTTAACATTAGCAGATGTTCCCATAGGTATCAGAACATCAGCGCCCTTTTGAGGCCAAGGTAGTGCAGAAGTAAAGTAGTCATGACGTTTGCCACGGTTAAGTACTGTATATGCAGTTGAGTCAGTTCCTGACGTTGTGTCTAAGGTTGCTGGTTTTTGTAGGTTTTCATCGCGATACCAGTCATTCCAAATTAACTGGTATCCGCGGTGCCATAGGGCTGAGAAGGTAAGACCAGCTACTTTAGTTGGTACGCCTAGATAATCGGATAATGAGCCTTCGGCTTCACCGGATCCGCCGGCGGTTATAGTTGGTGCAACAGGTGCAGCGACAGTAAAGTCGGGAGTTTCGTCTAGTCGAGCAGAGCCAGAGGCTGTATATGTTTTAGTTTCACCCATAAATTCCTCGAAGTCGTCCCATATTAATCTAATTGGGACCGAGAAGAAATGAGTATCCATGAATGCATTATCCATGGTTGGGTGTATTGGGGTTGCGAGTCGTGCGAAGGCTGTAAGTTTACAAGAGAATGTATCACCGGGTAACATTTCATCAGCATATATGGGAATTAATTCCCCAGCATCAAAGGTAGTTTTATGACCGAAAGAGCGGTCAAAGGTTGATCGTTGTATATCAGCATGTGGTACTTCAACGAATTGTTTGTAAGATGGTGAGTTGATGCGTTTGTTACCACGGTGTGGATTTTTCATAATATAAGCCTTCCTATAATTTGTGTTATGTTAAGTTTCTTGGGATTGTATCACGAACTCGTGGGCCTTTGCAAGTAGTTGTGGTACGAAAGTTTCAGTTTCGCCAGTTGTTGTTTCGAAATTTGCAGTGTGCCAGAGAGAATAGTCCTCTGGATTGTCGGCTATAGAAGATTCCTTCTTAGCCATATTTTGAAATTGTCGTAGTGCGACATTTTCGTTTTCTAGACAGAATGGTTGGTGATAAGCTTCAAGTTTTTTATCGAATATTGTGAATAGTTGCATTTTCATATTTTTCCCCGTTTGTATAAGCTCATACGAGCCTTAAGATTTAGCTTCGCTTGTGCGAGAGCTTCTGGTGTATGTAAATGAGCATTTTGTTGCATATGCTCTTTACGATTTTTTTTTATTTCTGACATAATGTCTGGATTATCAATTTCATAGAGTCTATCATAGTATTTAGGTGGTCGCATTTCGCGACCGTTAATATGTATATTATCAGATGGGTATATATCTGATTTATGTTGGGCGAGCCATAGTCCCGCTATGCCAGGTCTACGGCTCATAGTAGCGTATTCTTGTTGCCGTTGTCCGAAATATTCCCCTGTAGAGGGGTCTATTACTGCATAGTGAGAGTCCTTAAGTTTTCCAGTTATTTTTTTTTGTATATAGCCAGCTACATAGCTGGCAGATTCGAAGGTTACATCACCAATAGATGAGTAACCTTTACCCCATATTGAATTGAGGGTTTCTGAAGTAGATAGGCCTTTAAAGCCTTTAAGTGGTTTCCTATCGGAAAAGTTGCAGTTGAATATTACTGCATGATAATGTGGTCGGTCATTTTTTTCGCCATATTCACCTGCGTGAAAATAGCGAATAGGTTTAGGTGGATACCATTTAAGTTCTTGATTAGGTTCTCTAAGGCGTTTCATGAAATCTTGAAAGTCTTTTTTTATAAGATTGCCTTTTTTACCTAATTTTGGTAGATGTTTATTATCGTAAGTAAGAGTTACAAAGATATTGTTTGGAGTCCATAGGGTATGCTCATGATATATGCGCATTGCCCATTGACGGGAGTATTCTAGTCGACATCCTGTGCATTTGCGACAGGGTATTTTGAAACCTTTATGGTTTCTGTTGTCGGAATAGGGATTATAGAATTTTATTCCGTCGTCTGTTAACCAGACTTGTTGTGGGTGGAAGCAGGGCATAGTAGATTCCTTTTATAGTTATAGTCTAATACCGCCTCTCATAGGTCGGCCGTGGTGTCTAAGTGAATTTTTTTTATGAGTTCTACGAGCGGTTCTCGTAAAGAGGCGCTTAGATTTTCTAAAGTTCATTTTTTTTGCTCTTCTCATTGTAGTTTCCTTTTATAGTTATAGTTTTTTTTCGACTTTCCAGACTTCGTCTGTCAGTCGTTACCATTGTATCAAGTAGACAATGGTTCTGACGCGTCGGATTTATCCGACTTGTCTGCGGCGAGGGACGTAGTTTCCTCGTCCGCTTCTGCTTGTAGAGCTGGAGCTAAACGCTCTTTTTCAGGAGCATGGGCTAAGCCCATTTCTACTAAGGCAGTATTGTTTTCAGGATTTTCTGCGAATTTTAAGAATTTGAAAGGTTCGTTATCGAATTGTGCCTTGACAGGGTCTGGCAATTCTTCGAATAACGTTTTCGCATTTGCTAATTGATTTTGTATATCCTGAAAGTCTATCCCAGTTACGTCAGCGTACTGGGGTGTAGATTGTTTCATATTTGGCATAATTCCAGTTTCCATAAACTGAGCCAATATGAGATTTATATCACAAGATGAGGCATGGGATTGTTCTGTTAAGCCATCATCATTGTGTGTTTCGGAATAGTTTCCGTTGCCAGAGTTATAGGCAGATCGGAATGTATGTTTTTTAATTCCTGTAGATTTTCTTGTGGTCATAAGGGTACATATCTCCTCTAGAGTTATAATAGTAGTAAGAACCATCAGGTTTTTTTCCAAGCCAGACTTTACGTCCATAGAGATAGGCTTGGGTATTTTGATTTTTCTTAAAGTGTTCGTCCGTAGGGTCAGCAGACCACATACGGAAGTAAGGTTCTTTTGCCGCATAAGTGCGGTGTGGAGCTTTTGGAATTGCTTGAGATTTTCT